GGAAATGCGTGTTAATTTATATTCTTTTTTGAACAATAATTCACAAAATACTGTCGGTAATTTGGCATCTACCAATGACTTATACGGACAACAAGGTCAAACTGTCATTATTGTTGAAAATGAATTAAATGAAACAAAACGAAGATTACGGGAATTGAATGATATTAAATCAAATAATTTAAGAATGGTTGAAATCAATAAATATTACGGCGATAAATATCAAGATCAAACATATTTTATGATGCTTGTCGTTTTTATTTGTCTTGTTCTCATTGTTCTTAAATTTTTAAATAATAGGAATATTCTTCCAGAAGGAATTTATGTTATTCTATTAATAATTACATTAACTACCGGATTCATATTTTTATTTTGGAAACTAGTATATTTATATGCTCATGATAATTTTGACTATTCCAAATATAAATGGAGTTTTAATACCGCCAACGCACCTACTGTAGATACCAGTAATCCTGATGGTCAAAACCCATGGAAATTACCCGATATTCCAGAACCAAGTATTTGTACAAATGTTGGAAAATTCTGTGGAACAGGAACAACGTATGATTCACAACAAAATATGTGTGTGCCATTAGATAGTGGTTCTAGTGAAATACCGGGTTATACATATGAACAATTAATGGGACAACTTGATTATTAAATAGAGTAAAGTATAATTTGTAAAAATATAAAAAATAAATAAAAACATAATATAGGAGAATGGGAGATACAGATATAACTGATCAATTAAATAAAACACTCGCACAAATTAATACCTATATAGAAAATTCAGCAGAACAACTCAGGTGCGGACCAGATTGTCAGGCATTAGAAGCAACAAAAACACTTAAGGAAAAATACGAAGCAGCAAAAACAAATCTAGAAAGTGCTCCAGGTGAATTACAAACTGCTGAAAAAAATTATTATACATACATCATGGGAACATCTGGTTATAACGACTACATTACCAATAAATTAACCGATCAGTCTAACACGGTTAAAAAAAATATTCAAACTATCACGAATACTTTAATAAATGAAATGAAAAATTTAAATGATACTTACAAAACCAGTTATTCTAGTTATACATATTTAAGCAAACTCGACAAAAAATACAATGATGAAATAGATGAATTAGAACAAAATATGATAAAAGGATCCATCACTACGGGTGACGTCACTACAAATGACCGTAAAACATATTATGAAAAACAAAATTATGACGATCTACTTGAATATTATAAAATCTCTCTATGGCTCTTTTATATACTACTCATTGTATTTACAATCATGCTTTTTGTAATGAATCGGGGGATGAGTATAGTAAAAAAAATATTATTCTTTGTTTTTTTTCTATTTTTTCCCATTTTTAGTACAAGTATTGCTTTATGGATAATTCGAATATTTTATAATTTTACACAATTATTTCCCTCCAACATATACACCAAAATATAAAAATAAAAAAGATTATTTATTCTCGATACTATTTGGACATTTATACGTTCCAAATAATTTATCCCACAACGAGAATCTTTTTGAATAATTACAATTGTTTAAAGAATGATGTAAATCATGATCTTGTGTATATAATTCCATATGTAATAATTTTGGTAGCCATATGAATTGAGTAAATGAACAAGTAGGATGTATTATTTTACCAGCATGACCGCTTATTTCAATAAAATTTTTATAAACTAATATAACATTAAATTGTAAATAAGATATTTTTCTAAATAATAATATACCAAATATTGTTGGAATAGAATTAGTTATCATCAAATCTAACGGGTCCTGATAAAACGTTATTATTGAAATTGGATGTTTAAATTTATGATGTTTTTTATGTAAATATTTGTATATATATTTATTATGTAATAATCTGTGGGTCATATAATGAAAAAAATCAAATATTACCTCATAAATGAAAGAATATGGTATAAAATAAATAATATCATGGTATATATTTTCTGAAAAATACGAATGTATAATGTTGGATTTTATAAATAAATAAGTCGCTGCTTCAATAGAAGTTGTTGTAATAACATTTACATGAAATTCATTTTTATATTCTTCCATTGGTAAATTCAATTCATCATTATTAATTTTTAGTTTATTTATTGTTCCATAATCAATAAAATTCAATAATATATAATTTCTTATAATGAAAATAAATAAAGTAAATAAAAATTTAAAAAATACATTATTTTGATATATATTTTCAGTATATATCATAAATTTATATTGATGAAATCCTAATAAAAATAAAAATCCATTGACTAAAACAAAATTTTTTAAAGAATTTGTCGATATCATACTATATGATAGTATAATAAATTATAATATTTTATAATATTTTATAATAACAAAACAGAAATGACAAGTCATTCATTTTACAAAGTAAATCAAGTAAAAACAGACACATTATTTGTATCATTTTCTGGATACGCAAAAGAATATGGAAGAATTCCAAGATTTGAATTTGTAAACTTTTTTAAAAAACATTTTAATGAAACAAATTGTCATTTTTATGTAGATACTTATACATCATGTTATCACAAAGGAATATCTGGAATATCAACTAATATAGACGAAACCGTCGAATATTTACGAAATGAAATTAAAGATTATAAAAATGTAATTTTTTTAGGTGTTTCGGGAGGTGGTTACGCAGCCATTTTGTTTGGTTCATTACTTAATGTAACAAGTGTTATTGCATTTACACCTCCCACGATTCGTACTCTGGAAAATATTGATGAAAAATATAGAGATATCAGTAAATATATAAACACTACGACAAAATATTATATTTATGGCGACTTAAGTATATCACATGAAACACATCCTCACCATATTTCACAGTGTGAACGTATATCACATCATCCAAACGTGTTTATTACAAAAAAATATGATGTTGATCTTAGAAAAATGAGAGATAACGGCGAGTTATATGAAATTTTATATAATGTTTTTTTATAAAAGATATTAAACCCCAGTCATCACATCCTCTTCCACCTCGGGTCTGATGATCGCTACACCTTGCCATCCGTCTTTTCCTTTCTTTGGATGACCAAATTTCTTGTTCATGTAATCAAACAACTCAATACCCTTTGGTATCTTCTTGGAGTTGTAAAATTCGCAATACCATTTCTTGAATGTCTCGCTTAGCTCCTCACGTTTGACAACACCGCCATCAACCACCTCAATCATTTGCGATACAAAGGCAGCAATATGGTCCTCGCGTTGTCTGTAGTTATTTGAGTACATCATCACCATTGGGCAATCATCCACCTTGCCTTGAGTTTCAAAGGCTCGTTTTACAAGCATGCTCAAGAATGTCTCCGCAAACAATGGTAATTTGTCCTCCAATGTCTTGTCCTTTGGAAATACATATGGCGAATCCTCGCTTGGTGTAATATTCTCACTTGGATCCGCAAATTTTGCCATGTGTTTAATCACACGAATACGTCTCCATGTTCCATCATCATTACTATTAATCACTGGTAGAATATTCGTGCATACACACAAGTCAAATTGTGGAATAAAAGATTCACTCTCCTTGTATAATTGACGACCTACAATCGGATCACCGCCAGTCAATTCCTTCATCACACCTTCATTCAATTGGATTTCCTTGGTAGGCTCTTGCATACAAGCATATCTAACACCTTTTAAATTCATTACCTCCGAGGATGTTCCACCAATCGCATTTCTGCGTTCAGTAATGAGTGCTAATGGCAATGTTCCATAATAATCACCCAATGTTAACGACATTAGTTTCGTAATTTTAGATTTACCATTACTACCATTCCCCAAATAGATGTTGAATGTTTGGTTGATATTCTCCCCAAATAATGACCCCGATAAATGGTCCCACATATATTTGTTCAACTCCTTTTCTGGGTAAATCTTATCTAATAAATCAAGAATTTGTGGGGCATAATCACTATGATATTCTGGATTGAATTCATGATATTCAATATTTGTACATTTGGTAATGTAATCATTTGGATGTCCATTTCGAAACACACAATTTTTCAAATCAATGACACCATTGCGACAGCATAATAAATACTTGTTCTTATCAACGCGTTTATCGAATTCTTCATCGTATAAGACCTCCATTGCCTCACGCATTATGTTGTTTTTCTCGGTTCCCATTCTCAACTTAGGAATAATTATATTAAGTTGTTTCACTAACGCAAGCATTTTTTCGTATTTGGGATCATCCGAAGGCGTATTTTCTATATCAATCATTGTTTTATCCCTTCGGGCAACATATACGTTATACATATCAGTGGAAATAATATTTCGAATTGTAGTTCCCTTATCTTGAACCCAGCAATGATTACGAAATACATACCAAATTTTGTCTTTAATTGAACTACAAACATACGTGTCTCCACATATTTTCTTCAAAACGGTAGCAAAATCATAATCTGTTGGTTGAATAATCGTTTCACTCACACAATACTCTACTGTATTTTTTCTGATCGCCCAATATTCATCGGGGGAGTCTTGTTTTGCCCAATACATGATTGATGCTCCAGTTACACCGTCTGTTCTCAATTTGAAATATTTGTTCCAATCTTGAAACAGTTTTGGAATCGTCGAATAATCAAAATCACTCGCTTTACTTCGCAATTTTACCCAGGTATAAAACAAACGCTGATCTGTCTGTTTTAACGCAAAAGCAACCATACGGTTTAATTCATGTGATCCGGGTTGATAATATTTTTCAGGAAGAATCATTGTATAATCATGGAGTTCTTTTATATGTTGTTCCGTAGACATGAATTTTGAATGAATGCTTTGAGTTACCAGATCTAGGGTATTTTCATTAAGAATGTCTTCCAATGGAGTATTTGAATAATCCTGGTCCTCATTATTAATCAATGGAATAATCCTCGTATTACTTTGTATACGTTTTATATTTACTGGTTTTCTTTTATTACGCTCACGTTCCTCTATTTTTTCCTTCATTTTAGGATTGATTTCAAAACAAGGATGATCTGGATATTGTGCCGATAATTTATATAAATCTTTTGATAAATCTATATCGGATAATGGTTTCTCCATTACCTGGAATTCCGAATCGTTTTCATCAAAATTCACCTCGTAATAATGAGTTAATACATATGTTTCGTTTCCTGGTTTACATGATCCATACATTTGCCAGTTGGCACTACCTTTCGCAACACCTGCGTCGATAATTGCCTCGCAATCATTAATCACGGGTAACATTTCCATAGTTAATGTCTCAGGAAGGATTTCAAGAGCTTTCTCGCGTAACATGACTTGCATGACTTTACTCATTTGAATACCAATGATAATATGAATACCGTCCTTTGTCAATGACCCGTCAATCAAACGATTTACATGAGGCTTTTCCATGACATATATCGGAAATACCTTACGATTTTCAAAAACAAAGAATTCTTTTAATGGCTCCAAATAACACAAGTTGATAATTTCGGAAATATTATCGGCATCATGTTGTCGGACTTCTACATCATAACTATATCTAAAATCTAAATCTATACAAATGGGTCCTCCTACTTCCAACTGTTTTTCGGTAAGATGGTCTTGCATTTTTTTTACAAAGACTGCTTCATAATACAACCTAAGAAAGAGCTGATATTGGTCTTTCGGTATAAAATATGACCCGCCATATATACCCTTACCTGGCATTCGTGTATGTGTAATTATTATTTTTTCGGACGGATTTTCATCTTTTCTTGAATTTAGTTTATGTGCTGTTAAGAATTCATTTAAATCTTGATGTCCACTCTTTGTTCCCATTTATATTTGATTTATATACTAGTTATATATATATTTCTATTTCAATTTTTTAATTATATAAATTTTTAAAATATTTTTAAAAATAAAAATAAAATAAATAATATGTAATCTATTATGCTGTAATTTATTTTTACTGAATGAATATACCCAGATTTTCTTAATTATTTGTTGAATTTTATTCAAAATAAAGTATAGTATATTATAAATAATGATCCAAGACGAAACGATTGTAAATGCGAATCCTGAAAAAAAGCTAAAAAAATGTTGTATTTGTGGACCCGTCAAAAATTGTGGTGCATATTTAGACAGAATTTTTTCCAATATTGAAAAAATCGGTGAATTATTTGATGATTATGTCATCATAATGTATTACGATAAATCAAACGATAATACATTACAAAAAATTGTGGATTATGGAAAAACAAATCGCAAACTGGTGTATCATGTCAATACGCAAAAGGTATCACCCTTCCGAACACACCGAATCGCAAAAGCACGGAATTTTTGTATTGATAAAATAAGACGAGACCACAGTGATTTTGATTTTTTTATTATGATGGATTGTGATGATGTGAATTGTAAAACCGTATATCCTGATATTTTAGGAAAATATTTAAACCGGGACGACTGGGACTCCTTGTCATTTCAAACGTCACCAAAATACTATGATATTTGGGCATTATCCATTAAACCATATAATTTCAGCTATAATCATTTTGAAAACAATGTGGGATTTTATTATATTATTCAAGACCACGTCACCAAACTATTGAATCGGCTGAAACCTGGTGAATTATTGCCGTGTATTTCCGCGTTTAACGGATTCGCAATTTATAGAATTGGAAAATTTCGAAATTGTTACTACGATGGACGAGTCAGGATTGATCTTTTACCAAAACATAAATTATTAGAACACCAAAAAGCAGCGAATTCACTTATGGTCTTCAAAGATTATGGAAATGTCAACGGTTTATTCGAAGACTGCGAACACCGTGCGTTTCATTTACAGGCAATAAGGAAAAACAATGCCAAAATCCGTATTTCACCAGAAATTCTTTTTAGGTGATGAACACTGAATGTAAAAGTCTAATCTTTCAATAATTCATATTTTTGAATCAATTCATCTGGAACACTTTCGACATCTTTTTTTTTCTTTAATATTACCATACGTTTATCACTTGTTTTTTCTACAATATCATAAAAATTCAATACGATATGATAATGTGGGCGGTTCAAAAAATCATCAAATGCAATCAAACAATCGTTATTGATTGCCGAAAAACATTTCAAACAACACGCAACACGAAATCTTCCATCAATCATTACCAAATCTATTTCCTTTTTAGATTCTTCATCTAATAATATAATATAATTACTATAATTTATCCATTGAGTTTTGTTACTTTTTGGACCCGGATTACCCCAAGTATTTGGTTTAGTGTCCATTTCATTATAGATAAAATGAATATTATTTTTATTCTTAAAAATATTTTTTAATTTAAGATGCCAGTCACGATCACTTTCAATCGAATATATTTTTTGAATATTTGTTCTAATGGATGCCTGATAAGTTGACCCGCCGGACCCATATTCAAAATAGTTGGTCGTTCTATTCAAATATTTATAAAACATTTTCAAATCATTATTTGCTAAATGAGGTTTCATATTTATATTATATATTCAGATAAAAACTTGTTGTTTCCAATATTCTAAAGTAAGTTTATCATAATGAAATGTCTTGGTTTTAAATAATTCAATCGTATTGTCTAATAATTCTTGATTAATGTCTCTCCAATCATTTACAATCAATACTGGTAAATCCTCAAACATTTTAATAAATTCTTTCGATTTTATAATAAGTATTGATCCCAAAATTAATGCCTCCCAATGTC